CTCCATCTATAAGAGCTTTATATGTGATAACTTTCCAAGCAAACTTTTTGTTATCTTTCTTTGCTTTTGCATAATTATTAATTAGGTTGTTAATAAAAGAATCGTAATGAACTGGAGTTCCATTTACTCTTAATCTACCAGTATGAGGTTCGATAGCAGGATATACAACTGCTGTAACTAAGTTTGCATTTTTATCTCTTGCTTCTTTTGTAATAGTATTTGCTTCGTGTTCAAAATCATCTAACACAATAAGGTCATATCGTTTATGTAACTTTGCGCCTCCACGAATACCAGCTACATTTGATTTACTAATTAACTTACATCCATTTGATAACTCTACATCTTCTTCTGTCCACTTCTTACCCTTCATAGGTCCGAAGTAATATTTAATCATATCGTTAAACTCAAGATGATGTTTAATATAGTCCATGTTACCTACACTAAGTTTTTGAGTAGCAGATACCCATGCATAAAATAAAAAGTTTTCTTTTGATGCAAATACAAAGTCTTTTATAATAGATGCTTTAGTAAGAACTGTTTTGCCATGACCTCTGGGAACAATAACAGCAGTTTGTTTTACATTTTTATTATCAATAGCATCTGCTATTTCATAATGAAAGAATGGAGTTTCAGACCGCATAAAATCATCTGGAAGAAACAACTTACCAAATGATATAAGGTCTTTATATGCTAGTTGTAATGCTTCTTCAGCTTTGCTTATGTTCTGACTGTTTATATTTGCCATCTAAATATTTACTAAAATCTTTGTCAAGTTTTTGCATATCAATAAAATCATTTAATAATGTTTCTGTTATTCTAAGTCTTTCTGTAACAAATTGCAATTGACTGTATATACTTTGAATAGAACGTCTCATATCATGTTTTGTTATTGAGTTTTTCTTTTTCATGTCTCTCCCATTTTTTCTGGAATTTGCAACATATCTATAATTTTTTGCATTCTTTTTATATTGTAGTATGTTTTAGATGTCATAGCATATAATATATATTCACTTCTTATTTTATTATTTAATTTTTTTAATAACTTAATAGCTTCGTCTAATTCTAAATTGTCTGGAATATTATCTAGTTGATTCATATTCTTTCCTTAAATAGTTTAGATACTCAGCTCCTTTTTCTGGATTAAATATTGTAGTTATTAATCTATTGTCATCATCATCATATCTAGGGTCTATAATTGTAATAGGGCAGTTAAATATATTTTTATCATCTAACCCTAATTTATCTGCATAACTATCTAATATTTTAAAACTTGCAACTTGTAATGCATGACTAATTGTTCCGTTTGCTGGATTCTTTACTACTTGGTATCCAGATACATGAGTATGTCCACAAGTAAGAATATTATCTGCCCAACCTGTTTGAGCGGCTCTTGCAACTCCATGAGCAGTATTCCAAATACTATTACCTTTAAATGTGTGTCTAGCATTGATAGTTATTGTTTTTCCATTTGGAAATCTTAACTCCATTCTAGCTCCCCATTTTTCATAGAGTCCTTTATGGTCTCTCATAATAAAATCTAATGGGTCTCCATCACCAGACCATACATCATGATTACCTGCTACTAGATACAACCAATCAAGTTTATTAACAAAATATTCTGTAAGTCTCCAAGATTCTTTTGCAGATGTAGATTGTTGTCCATACAAGTATGACAATCTTCCTATCCAATTGTTTTGTATATCACCAAGATTACCAGCAAACATTCCTTTTGTATTATTTATAATACTCATGTAATGAAGTATCTGAGATATATCAGTACCATCATCATCTACATGAGGGTCTCCGAAATGTGCAATACCTATGGGGCCATCTATATTTATATCAATACCAACTAGTTTTTTACTCTTTTTAGATATTGCTTTTTGTTTGTATTGTTTTTTTCTATGTTCAATTAACTGGTCTATTGGTATGTGGTCGGGGTCAACGTCATGTACTTTAAATTCATTTTCTTCTATGATAGTAGGAGCTACTGTTTTTCTTCCACAAGCAGTGCATTTCCATTGTTGTTTTTTTGTACTTGCTCTATAAAGAAATCCACTTTTATGTATAGACCTTGAACCACAATGAGGACATCCTATAATATTACCATCCGCATCTTTTCTTATATCATCTCCTATACTCATCGCATCCCCTTGTAATTATTCTATTTCTTTTACTCTTTTAGCACCTTCTAATTGTTCTTGTGAAAAACCTTGAAACATTCCAAGTAACCCAACTTCTTTTTGTTTTATATTATTATTAGATGTTCCAACTATCTTACCAAGTTCTTTTGTTGATTGTAATATAATGTTATCATCTTCGCTATAATCAGCAAGATGTTTTAGTTTACTCAATATATATTCATGGTCTATACCTAATCCCTTTGCAACATCAAGTACAGACTTTTGTATTTCTTCCATTACTCTTTCCTGTTTTAATAATACAGTTGCTTTCTTTCGTGCTTTTTGATTAGACTCTTCTTTATATACATTCTTATAAGCTTCTATCGCCCCCATACCTACAACAACATTAGTAGCAAATTGTTTTTCTTTGTTAGTAATTTTAGTTCTTTTGTGTACTCTTTCGGAAGTATTTTTTATTTTAGTAGAAAATGTATATCTATTAGGATGATTACTAAAATCTGTATCCATCTTTGTAGATTCTTTATTTATAAAACTACCCACAATAGTGCGAACCCATCCTTTTGCATAATTATAATTCTTAGTATCTCCATGATGATTTACACCATTTTTTACTTTTAATAATTGTACTATTCTATCATCATCACTATATACCCAATCGCCTTCGTTAGCTTTTCGCCAATCTGGATGTACTATAGTATTAGGATGTGATTGTTTAAACTCGTCTATATCTTCGTAAACAAAATGTTCTACGTTTTTAATTTTTCTTTTTTCTGCCATTCAATATTATCTTTTGTTAATAATACAACTTGTCTAGATAAGTTATCAATTAACTCACCTACTTCTTTTTGCACAAAAAATACTTTCTCATCTATCTCTACAGGAACAATATTTTTGGATAATCCATTCAATATTAATTCTTGGTCTTCTAAACTAAGGTCTACTAAGTGTTCTAATAAATCTGCCATTTTTATACATTTATTTTATCCCGACCCAACCACCCATTAAGTTAAGTTATTATGCAAACATTTGCAATAGCTACCCCAGTTATTTTATAAAAAAATTGTAGGATTTTGATATGTAGCCTTTTTCCCATTATATACCCCCTATATGGGGGATTTGCTAAATAACTTTTCAGTTATTTTCTATTTTGATTATTACTTTTATAATCTAATTAACAGTCAAATAAGGAGAAATATTATGACTAAATTATTACCTACACCCAAGAAGGTTCTTGAAGCTGCTGATAAAGCTGAAAATAAGTACCTTGAGGCTCTTATGAATGCGCCTGTTAAGCGTGGATGGAATAGAACATTTGGTATTCCTATCCCGTCTAAAACAGACAGTCTTATAGAGTATAATTCTACAATGCGTGGTTTGCAAGAGTTCTGCGAGAGTCGTGGTTATCAAGGTATTCTTGAACCTAAAGTAGAAGAACCACCAGTTAAACGTATGAAAGTAGAGCAGTCTTAATTGACTGCTTTACTTTTTAATTTATATTACATTTAATTATGTAATGTAGAGTGTGTAATTGCTCAAGTGTCGTAAGAATGTAAGCGCATCTAGTAAATAATAAATAAATAAACTTATACAGAACAGAGATATTAACTTCCATTTTTACGATAACTTGGGTATAAACATAAAAGGAGTGTGATTTGAATAATTTTATAAATATATTACATAATCTAACAGTTGTTGCATTGTGTAGTTTCCTATTTGTTTCAGTTGTTGTAGGAGCTGCCACAGTTATATACTTTATGTTTGGGACCTGAATAAGTACCTTATAAACTGTTCAACAAGACACAGACCTGAGTAATCTGTCTGAGAACACTATAGTGCTACGAAAGTAGTTTAACGTAGATGTTTGGTATAAACTGCTCAAATAATTAATTATAGGCACTGTTCCCTTTCTTATATCCACAACTACAATATACAGAAAAGGACTCCGCATCCTTAGAGCAGTGCCTTATTTTGCCTATCTAACGCAACAGTTTACTTACTCCATTGGTACTGTGGCTCCGTTACTATCCGTTGGAGTCGGATGTAGGCAAAAGTTTTTAACACATACAAAAGGATAAACAATGAACATAATAATAGCACTATTTATAGCAGTTGCATTTATATATGGACTGTATCAACTAACAATAGGAGATAATGATGAGTAAACAATCAATATATGTAAAACATAAAGATGAAATATTTAATACATTAATACAAACTTTAGAACTTGCTAATAAATCTTATGAAAGCGTTAATAAAGAATATTTTAATGGATATATAGATGCTTTAAAATGGGTATTAGGTTTAGATAAAACTAAAGAAGAAAAAAAAGAGGAAAGAAATGATAACACAAACAAGTAAACTAGCATACAAACAGTTAAATGAAGAAGGTATTGGAGATACACAAAAGTCTAAGATTTTATATGTTGTAAAAGAACATTACAAAACCAGTGATAAAGGATTATCTCTAAGAGAAATATCTAATCTAACAAACTTTGAAATTAATGCTGTTAGTGGTAGAGTAAATGATTTGAAAAAGGATGGATTACTTCAAACAACACATAAAAGAAAGTGTTCATATACTAAAAGGTTAGTATCTCCTGTTATTCCAAAAAAAGATAATTTAGTATTTATTACAGAATTGCAAGATAAAATACTATTGTTATTAGGAATATATGGGTATGACAAAAACAAAATATCATTTCAGAATAACCTTGATACTAACGATGTCCTATTTACTATACGATACAAGTATTGGGAATTGATAGATATAGAAGATTGCAAAAAGATAGAACAAAATGCTGGTTGCTTAATAGTTCCATGTCATTGGGAAGATAGCGATACTGGAGACAACTTCTCTTATGAAGTAAAAGATAATTGGAAATAAAATAAAAAGGAGTATAATATGCCTGTACCATTTGGAACATCAATAGAAAAGCAGTTCAAACTTGTAAACAATAGAGATAACATCAATGATTTTGCCAGTGGCACTTATTACATTGGTGAGATAGATATTGTTCCATCTAAACTTATTGCAAAGTTTGGTTCTCCAATGTCTGGAGATTCGTACAAAGTCTCTGGAGAGTATGTATTTGAAGGTAATACTGGCAGACCGATTACATTGTATGATTGGAAATGGACAACATTGTATGATAAGAATAATCCATTTACACCTTCTGGGTTCTGGATGTTTGATAAACCAATACGAATGAATGTTGGTGGCAAAAATAAGTCAGATTTTTATGATTTTGAAAGATGGATTAAACATTTGATAAAGTAATGG